ACGCTTCCCCGTGACCTTTGAGCAGTCCTATCCCGCTCCCAGCACCGAGCAGAAGATCCTGGAAGGCATCGCTCTGGATCTTGGCGTGGAAGACCGCGACTTCTGCAAGCGCCTGGTGGACTGGGCAGACATCATCCGCAAGACCTTCTATGATGGTGGTATTGAGGAAATCATCAGCACCCGCCGTCTGGTTCACATCATCCGTGCTTATAGCATCTTCCAAGATAAGGCAAAGGCAATCCAAGTGTGTGTGAATCGTTTTGATGACGAAACCAAGCAGTCTTTCCTTGAACTTTATGACAAGGTGGACGCAGACTTTCAACTTCCTGTTGACGAACAGCAGGCAAACTGATAGAATATAAGGAGGTCAATGTGCCTTCTTTTTAACCTTTACTATGGAATAAAATGTCTGAAAACTTTGAAAGCACTTACGAAAGTTCAATCCCTAATCAAGATTTCTGGGTAGATGATGGTATTAGTCTGACTGGAAATCCTTATGCCTCTCCTGATGCAATCATCTTTGGATCACGACTTCCTGGTGGTCTTGGAGATGATCACCTATCTTTAAATCCCCCTTCTACTTTTAATTTGAATATGCCTGAAGATACAAATAAGAATGGTTTCTGGAAATATAATGAAGAGAAAATCCTGAAACAACTTGAAGAATATATTGCAAGCACTTATCGTCAACATTATGTTGATCGGACTGGTGGTGGGAAGGAACAAACTCTTGACAAAATCAAACACAACCGTCGTGAAGGTTTCTGTGCTGGTAATGTAACCAAGTATATTGATCGTTATGACACCAAAGGAACTCCACGAGCAGCTCAAAAATTTTGCAGGAATCAACAATTCTATTCTTGTGAAAGAGGGTAATAAACTTCGCACTATCTCAGTAGCAAAGAATATTCTTGCCGAAGCAGATATTACGGAAGAGTTTCCTCGCCAATTTGCTATTTACGATCTTAACCAGTTTTTGAATGGTCTCGGTCTTCATCAAGATCCTGATCTTGATTTTACTGAACAATCTTACCTCAGTATTAAAGAAGGTAAGCGTCGGGTAAAGTATTTTTATGCTGATCCCAATGTAATCATTTCTCCTCCCGATAAAGAAATTCAACTTCCTTCTTCAGATGTGTGTTTCCAACTCGATAGCACTTCTCTGGAAAAACTGGTGAAGGCAGCGGCAGTATATCAACTTCCTGATCTTTCTGCGATCGGTGAGGCAGGTGTCGTTAAACTGGTAGTCCGTGATAAGAAGAACGATACTTCTAACGAGTATGCGATTGTAGTTGGTGAGACTGATGATGAGTTTACCTTCAATTTCAAGGTAGAAAATATCAAGATTATTCCTGGTGCCTATGATGTGGTTGTGTCTTCTAAACTTTTGTCACAATTCACCAATACCAAATACAATCTGACCTATTATATTGCTCTGGAACCTGATTCTACTTTTGGTTGATGGAATTTCTTTTGTATTTGACCCCTATTGGTCGTGAAATTGTTCAGAATGTAATTCGTGCAGGATATCCAGTTCGGGAAAACATTGAGTTTTGTCGTGATAAGAATAGGTTTGGATATGGCAATTTTGATAAAATGGTCATCTGCACGAATAATATTAAAAACAGTGGTTTGGATGTAAAAGCACAAATTAATTACACCCTGTATCACGAAGCAGTTCATACGGCACATATGTGTAATGGTTATAAACCATTTTATATCAATGTAAAGAATATGCCTCTTTCTTGGAATAAAATGGAAGATATTAAAAAATCTATGTCAATGTCAACTGCTTCTAAACAAATGGAGCATGAAGCGTTCTGGATGGAAGATAAACCAAAAAAAGTAAATTATGTAGTCAAAAAGTATTGTTTTTGATATGAACATCTTTGTAACGTCTCCTTGGCCTGCTGAAAGTGCCGTATGCCTCCCCGACAAACACATTGTTAAGATGCCTTTGGAATGCTGCCAAATGCTTTCCATTGTTGCCTCTGAAAAGTGGGGTCATAACTATGGCACTCTTCCTAAGGCAGATGGAACCCCCTACAAAACTGAGAAAGGTGCGTTTCGTAATCATCCCTGTACCAAATGGGCAATGGATAGTATCCACAATGCCTATTGGTTGATTAAGTGGGGAATGAACCTTGCGGATGAGTATACGGTGAGGTATAATAAAACTCACTCCTGCTACAAAACTCTTGTAGACGCATACTATCTTTTTCCAAAGGGGAAGATTACAGAAGTGACTACATTCGCTCGTGCTATGCCCGAAGAATGGAAATATGATGACAGCATTGATACCTTTACTGCTTATAAAAGGTATATTGCTTCAAAACCTTGGGTGAAGGATAATTACCTTCGTATGCCCCAGCGTAAACCTGATTGGATTTGATTATGAACAGTGATTTTATTTGGGTTGAGAAGTATCGCCCTAAGACTATTGAAGATTGTATTCTTCCAGAGTCTACCAAGACTATGTTTCGGGAGTTTCTAAATAAGGGTGAAATTCCAAATATGCTTCTTGCTGGTCCTCCTGGTATTGGTAAGACCACAGTTGCTAAGGCACTATGTAATGAACTTGGAGTAGATGTTTATGTCATCAATGGATCCGACGAGGGTAGATTCCTCGATACTGTCAGAAACAATGCGAAGAACTTCGCTTCGACCGTCTCACTTTCGTCAGATGCTAAACACAAAGTCGTCATCATTGACGAAGCAGATAACACAGGGAACGACGTACAACTCCTCCTTAGGGCGTTTGTTGAGGAATTTGCTGGTAATTGTCGATTCATCTTTACCTGTAACTACAAAAACAAAATCATCGAACCCCTACATTCCCGTTGCGCCGTTATCGACTTTGGGATCAAAGGGAAAGAAAAAACCACACTGGCAGGATCCTTCTTCAAGCGTCTACAAAACATCCTGGATGCGGAAGGCGTCAGATATGATCCGAAAGTCATTGCAGAACTCATCAACAAACATTTCCCAGATTGGCGGAGAGTTCTTAATGAATGTCAAAGGTATTCGGTGGGAGGAGAAATTGACTCTGGGATTCTTGCATCTTTCTCGGACATCTCTGTAAATGAACTCATCAAAAATCTCAAAGATAAGAACTTTACTGAGGTCCGAAAGTGGGTGGTCTCCAACCTGGACAACGATGTTTCTAGTCTACTTCGCAGGGTTTATGACGCCTGCTATGATTGCCTTTCACCCGCAACTATCCCTGCTGCCGTTCTTATTATTGCTAAGTATCAATACCAATGTGCGTTCGTGGCTGACCAGGAAATAAATCTTCTCGCTGCTCTTACTGAAATTATGGTGGAGTGTGAGTTTAAATGAATCCTTATAAGATTGATATTAAATACTTAAAGGAATATCCCGTAAAGACTACTCCTGAGAATGTAAAGGAGGCAAATGAGGCACTCTTTTACTCTAAAATGAATCTTCCCCAGGCAGCAAAGCATTGTGGAATGACACAGAAAGAAATGAAACTTACTTTTTTTGAATACCTTAAGTATAACAAACCTGATTATGAAAACTAAAATTGAATTTGATTTTGAAATGATTATGGGTATAGTTCATGCAAGTCGTGAACTGAGGCACGGTGGATTGAGATTTAGTAGGGCAATTCTTATTGAGAAAGCAATTGAAAAAACCAGCAATCTTAAGTATGTTGGTTTAGATACTACTCTGGGTAGAGATTTTGAATGCCCTATAACAAAAACTCGGTATGAGTGTAAGGGTCAAGATAATCTTTTTCAAACTAATCGCACTATATGGACCGACGAATTTACTTTAAAGAATTTTATGGGTAATAAAAGTGGTCCTAAAAAAACGTATGATTATATGATTTTGATTGATCAAACTAGAAATGCTATTGCCTATACTGATTATGAAAATTCAATTAAAAGATGGCGAACTACAACTGATGGTATAAAACTTAAAGTTGATAAAACTAATATGACTTATCTTGCAAAAGATATTAAACCTGCTTCTGTTGATAAAGTTCGCTCATTATATAATACTATTGTTGACGAAATTTTTAAACTATGAAATCCTTGAAAACCCCTCTTCGTTATCCTGGCGGTAAGTCCCGCGCTTGCGTCAAGATGGATCCATATTTCCCAGATCTTAGAAACTACGATGAGTTCCGTGAACCATTTCTTGGTGGTGGTAGTGTTTCGATTTACATCACAAAAAAATATCCTAACCTAGATATTTGGGTGAATGATCTTTATGAACCTCTTGTAAACTTCTGGCAACAACTCCAGATGTTTGGTACTGATCTGTCCAATGCTCTTTCTACTCTTAAAAGTACTTGTAATACTCCCGATAAAGCAAGACAACTTTTTCTAGTTTCCAAGGAGAAGGTCAATGACCAAACTCTGCCCAGTCTTGATCGTGCTGTGGCTTTCTATGTTGTCAATAAGTGCAGTTTCAGTGGTCTCACAGAGAGTTCATCATTTTCAGAACAGGCATCGAATTCCAACTTCTCTATGCGAGGGATCGAGAAACTGCCTGCGTATTCTTCGTTGATTTCAAAATGGCGTATAACTAATTACTCCTACGATTATCTGATGGATGGAAATAAGGGTGCTTTTATGTATCTCGATCCTCCTTATGACATTAAGGATAATCTCTATGGGAATAAGGGATCAATGCACAAAGGATTTGATCACGATAAGTTTGCTGCCGATTGTGATACTAATAATATGGATCAACTGGTAAGTTATAATTCTGATCAACTTGTAAAGGATAGGTTTAAAGATTGGAGCACTGGTGAGTTTGATCTAACTTACACAATGCGTTCGGTGGGCGAATATATGCGTGAGCAAAAACAACGTAAGGAACTGTTGCTATTTAATTATGGAATTGAAGGACTGGTTAAACTCGATCAACCAAACGAAGAATCATCTGATTGATGAGGATCCCTCATTAGAGAAAGAATATGCCCCTTACATTATCAATCGTTGCCTTTCTGGA